ATTGGAGTCAACAACAAATTTAAACACGTCACCTTGGGCCAGCCCAGAGGGGGCACTAGATGGATTTCCAGTCTGGTCATTTCCAATAATGGAGATGCCAGATAAGGAACCACCTAAGGTGACGGCAGCGCCAGAAGCTCCTAGGGAGATATTCTGGTAAATCTGATTGGCCACGGGTATGAGAGCAGCACGAGGATTTCGACGGAACCCTCGAAACTGCAAATCATACATAATCTTCAGAATGCCAATGGGAGGACTACTGCCGGAAGCAACATTGTTATTAGTGGCGAGGAAAACCTCGCCATCAGCATCATCATTGATGTCAATAGCTTCAAGGGGAACAGTAGACCTCCAGTCCCGGGAATTGTCAGTTTCAAAAGAACAAGGTTGCCACACAGGACCAATGACACCACTCCGCTGGTTCAAGACGTAAGCGAAGAAATTGGAGCCGTTCGGATCTAAGTGTGGGTCAGCCCTCTGACTTTTCCTATAAAGAGCAAATTGGCCATTGGCAGAAGTGCCAACAGCAGGAACGAAGCAGACCATGAGTTTGTTAAAACGGTACTCAGCGTAGGACCTAGAAAGGTCGGAAAGCGTATTACTGCCCATACCATAGGGGGTGACAGCAAATCCAACAACTGTGGCCCAGGTAGTGTTCAAGCTAGACAGGGCGGAAGCAGTGGCAATGTAGTCTTCACCTAACACACGCACACCATCAGCAGAGGTGATGATGCGGGGGGGAATTCCACGATTGACTGCTCCTATCGCCGCCGGCGCCGTCGTGTAGGTCGTAGGAGCCAGCCTGGATACAGGGGCTCGACGAATGGGACGCTGGGGTCTAGAGATAGTCCTGGCCGGTTGACGCTTGTTGGTTTGGGCACGGCTGCCTTGGTTGGGGGTACGCTTTTGCGAGTTTGCCATAGATGATAAGCTTCGTATAAGATTGCGGGGACAACGACAAAAGGTAAGATCTCTGGGAAGGCGGCAGAATCGATAACTGCTTCAGAAATGATTGACTCAACGTAAGTGCTCTCTAGATCGATAGAGACAAGAGATTCGGAATAAGAGCTCTCTAAATCGACAGTGTACTCACTATAATAATCTAAATCAGAGGCGTGGTCAGAGAATAAGGACAGTATACTCATAAGCGGGAGAAGTGGTTTAGTCTTCAGGTGGCAAAGTCACCTAAACACTGTTGAACAGGGAGCTGTTCACAGGGTCGGGTGTTAGGTACCCAAGAACGTAGCTGGTTCTCTATGAGTAGTTGATCATCTCCAGTGAGGCCAAAGGCCTTCCAGAAACTAAACCTACACTCATCACTAATAACAGCAGTCTTGTTCTTCGCCATCGTGTAAAACTTGTATTCGCCATGAAACTCAGATGCAATATTTCTAGCATCATATTGGGGGAACTGTAAAAACAACTGACTCAACACAGGTATCCCACGAAAAACGCGAGAACCGCCCTCATGTTGGGCACCCATCCATCTAAGGAGTTCGGTTTGGTTGGTTATCTTACTAACACAGCCAAGGTCTTTGTTGAGAACAGTCTTTACATTCCGACACATTGTCCACCCATAACTAGTGTAAACAGGTCTCATTTGGCAGAATTCCACTTCCTCGAGTTCGAACACAGGTTTCTCGACCTTCATTGTAAAGCCCATTTTCAAAAACCAATCAGGCAAATGCCTTATTATGGTCTTGAGGTGCTTTCGCTCTGTAAACAGCACACAATCATCCCCACAATTAGCTAAGGAGCTAGAATCGAGGATCTGGAAGTCACGTAAAAACGAGTAAATCATGCCAGACATGAGGAGGTAATTCCCCATGCTAGTATTCATATCACCCGACATACGGCAACCATTGACAGAGTACTTCACTCTGCCATCAGGGGTGTGTGCAACTCCGGTATTCTGTAGCTGTTGTTTAAGTAGATTCTTCAATTCCGAACAGCCAAATACATCATTATAAACGGAGTGTTCCCAGCTGAGAGCGTCAACAGAACAATGTTGATCAAACCTGGAAGCATCTAACCCAATATAAACTGGGTCGGAAAAACGTAAGCTCTTAGCATGCATGATTCTACCCAGTTCTTCGACTGTGTAGCCCTTCATAGCAGTAGCCTCACCAAAGAGGACATCAATAGCATGCATAAGAGGCTTTTCTAAAGGTTTCAAGTAACGCCCAACTGCAACATTATACCTGGGATCACGCGGCTGAATGATCCTGGGTGCGGGGTCACTCTTAAGAGTGATGTTAATTTTCTCCGCCTTGACAAACGTTGACAGATGTGAATCACGAACGGTTAATGGGATAACCAGGAGAGAGTCGGCTGCTCTCTGGTACAGCTCACGTCGTCGGCCTTGATACGCACCAACAAAATCGTCAGTGGACATCATGGGGACACGTGGAAGTATCTCAGAGAGAGCACTCCGGACAACTTTCATCTTTCGATGGAAATGACCAGGAGCGGGTCTAGGTGGTCGAACAAGTATGCCGTCCTTCACGACGCAGAACACTCTCTCGTTAAGACCCCGAATAACATTCGAGAGAGTGTGATTATGCACGATGTACTCGTAGGCAGAGGAGATACCAACAAGCCGGTACCATTTCCTCTCCTTTCCAAGGGAAGGTCCTTCACGAACCTCCATACACTCACCAGGGCTAGCCCAATTAGCAGGTTTATGAATCTTAGGCTCAGAGCTAACACCGGTGAGACATGATAGGCCTCCCTATGGAACAACAGCGGGGTTAACCACCATATGGTGGAGAACCTCAAACGCTGTAGTAGTCCCTTCATCCTTCAGGAAGCAACAAACAATAGCCTGTGGCAGGATCTTGACTCTATCAGTATACCTGAATCCACGTTTTTCCATTTCATTAAGAATGGTCTTTTCGTAGATCTTGGCATTGACTTTGGTATTGTCAAGATATCCTACCTTGGAGATAGCGAAGAAAGCAAGTCTCATGGCGGCTTTACTGTGAGATGTGATCTTGGAGCAGTCAGTCTTAACATGGACAGCTGTAGGCCCATCTGTGTTAGTACGAACTGATGCTCCAGTAACCCCATCCATGAGGTCAGTGCTTTCCTCATCATCATGGAACTGCTCACGCAATTCCACGACCAACTTACGGCCAGCAACGGACAGAAAATCAACGTTGCGGCGGGCTTCCAAAACTATCCATATTACCAATAATGGAAAAGTGATGGGGAGAGTGGCAAGGACATATCCGGACACAATGAAGACTAAGGGCAGTGACAACGCTATGTTTACCCAACTCCGAGAGGTCCAGAAAAATGTCAAAAGCAGTCCAAAAACTAGCTTGCACGAGGAGATGAGCCCACGAGTAATAGCCATGTTAAATGAAAGCTTGAAG